GAGCCAGGTGACTTTTGGTAGCCCTAAGAAGAATTAGTCTTGGGGTTTTTATTTTGATTGTGGTCTAGGAGACATAAGCAATGGCTAATAATGACGCTGCTTTTGGTTTCCGCCCAGTGCGTATGATAGGCGGCTCTTATAACTCTAGCGGTCAATCTGAATATCGTATTACTACGTCTACGGCGTCATATACGACTAAGATTTACCAAGGAGATATCGTTACTCAGGGTACAACCGGAGTAGTGACTCGTATTGCACGCGCAGATGGCGGAAGTGCCACAAGCGATATCATTGTGGGTGTTTTCAATGGGTGTTTTTATACAGACCCAACGACTAGCACTCCAACCTGGAGCAATTACTGGCCTGGCAACGCTGCCACAGATGCTGTTGGCTTTTTCATTGACGACCCGATGGTTGTTTTTGAAATACAAGCCGACGCAGCATTTCCTGTGACGGATTTGTGGGGTAATTTCGACATCGTTGACCAATCCACTGTGGGTGATACCACTAGTGGGCGCTCCAACGTGGAACTCGATGTCAGTACGGGTGCGACAACGGCAACTTTGCCGATGAAAGCACTCAATATTTCTGGTGATCCAGAGAATTCTGATACGTCAGCAGCAAACACGAACGTGTATGTTGTGATTCAGAATCACCTGTTTGGTCAGAAACAAGTCGGCTTGGCTTAAAGGAGGGTTGAGATATGGCTATTAGTCGCGCACAACTCGCCAAAGAGCTTGAGCCTGGACTCAATGCCCTTTTCGGGATGGAGTACGCTCGGTACGAGAACGAAACTGCGGAGATTTTCGACACAGAAAGTTCTGATCGTGCGTTTGAAGAAGAAGTTCTGATCATTGGTTTTGGTAATGCGGCAGTGAAGACGGAAGGCCAAGGTGTTGACTATGACAGCGCCAACGAAGGCTTTACGGCTCGCTATACGCACGAAACCATTGCGCTGGCTTTCGCTCTGACTGAAGAGGCTGTTGAAGACAACCTGTATGACCGCTTGGGCGCTCGTTACACGAAAGCTCTGGCACGTAGCATGGCACACAGCAAGCAAGTCAAAGGTGCTGCTGTACTAAACAATGCGTTTAGTTCCAGCTACACAGGTGGTGATGGCGTTTCTTTGGTAAATTCTTCGCATCCGCTGGCAGGAGGTGGGACTCTGTCCAATCGCCCCAGCACGTATGTGGATTTGAACGAAACGGCTCTGGAAAGTGCCTTGATCACGATATCGACCTTTACCGATGATCGAAGCATGATCCTTGCTCTGCAAGGTACGAAGCTTGTTGTTCCTCCGCAATCGCAATTCATTGCCGATAGGCTGATTGAATCTCCTGGCCGCCCAGGTACAGCAGACAATGACATCAATGCAGTGCGGAACATGGGGCTTCTCCCACAGGGTTACACAGTTAATCATTTCCTCACGGATACGGACGCATGGTACGTCCTGACTGACTGTCCTGATGGTTTGAAGCACTTTGAGAGAACTCCGATTAGCACCTCAATGGAAGGGGATTTCGATACGGGCAATGTTCGATACAAAGCTCGTGAGAGATACTCTTTCGGATGGAGCAACCCGAGAGCTATCTACGGTTCATCAGGCGGTTGATGTGAAGTGAAAGTGATGGCCTTCGGGCCATCGCTTTATTTCTGGGAAAAACAGCCCTAGCGACTGACCCAGCAGACGCTTACGAAGACTCTAGGGCAAATCCTTTCGTAAGGAGGTAATGAAGTGGCTCAGACTACTTTTTCAGGTCCGGTTCGATCTCTTGGCGGTTTTATTAGCGCAGGCTCGACGAGTTTCGTTAGCTTGACGGCTGATACTACCCTCACGGTGGCGGCGCATGCAGGCAAGATATTGCTTTGTAATGATGCCGATGGCGTATTCACGTTGCCTAGCATTGTGGCAACTACTCCGACTGATCCTACTGACCCAACCCAAACTAATAACTTGGGGATGACTTTTACATTCGTGGTGGTTACAGCTGCGACGGATATGGACATTAAGACCGATGGCACCGATAAGTTTCTTGGTATGGTGTATACCGGGATTACCACGGCAGCCACAGGTAAGACGTGGGTTTCAGATGTTTCTTCTAACGACGTCATTACGCAAAACGGTTCCACCCAAGGCGGTGTCGCTGGCAGTTATCTACGTATAACGGCAATTGCTAGTGCGAAGTATTTTGTTGAAGGAATGTTGCTTGGTTCTGGAACGATTGCTACACCGTTTGCTGATGCATAATTCTGGAGTGAAATAAGATGCCATCACGAATTGTAGGCGCTGATGTAAAAACAGCGACAGCAACAGCGGATGCTGCTCTTGTGGCGCATCCTTGTCGGCTACGTGGACTGATTGTGGCGGGTGGATCTTCTGATGGTTCGGTCGTTTTTTACGACCATGCCAGTGCAGCTTCTGGAACGGCTATTTTAACGATTGCTGTTAATGCTAATACCAATGAGACATTAAACATCCCTGATCAAGGGGTGTATGCGTCGAATGGTGTTTATGCAGATATCACTAATATAGATCGTGTCACTGTCTTCTTTTGCTAGGAGATTAAATGGCTACATCAGGGTCCAGAGACTTTGAACCAGACGTTGCGGAGTACGTAGAAGAAGCATTCGAGCGTTGCGGTCTTGAGTATCGTACGGGATACGACGGGTATACGGCCCGTCGTTCCCTGAATTTGTTGTTTGCTGATTGGGCCAACCGTGGCTTGAATCAGTGGACGATTAATAACACCAATACGGCGCTCACCAAGGGTCTGACATACGTTGATCTAGATGCGTACACCATCGATGTGCTGGACGTAGTGTTACGTCGGGCCAATGATGATGGAACGGATCGTGATTATCAGTTGTCGCAAATTGGTCGGGCTGAATATTGGAATATTCCGTCGAAATCAACTGAAGCACGTCCGACTCAGTGGTTCTTGGACAAGCAAATTACGCCCAGGTTGTATTTCTGGCCTGCATCGGAAAATGCGACGGATAAGTTGTACATGAATCGACTGATTCGTATTGAAGATGCGGATGCAGCGGTCAATACGGTGAATATGCCATTCCGATTCTATCCATGTTTGGCCGCAGGCTTGGCATACTACATTGCCATGAAGCGAGCTCCCGATCGCATAGAGTTTTTAAAGAGTGTTTATGAGGAAGAATTTGCTCGAGCAAGCGATCAGGATGAAAGTCGTGCTTCATTGATGGTGGCGCCTGCTTTGCGGAGCTATAAGAGGGCTTAATGGCATATGCATCTGGCAAGTTTGCGATTGCCATCTGTGACAGATGCGGATTTCGCTTCCCTTACCTAACTCTTAAAAAAGAATGGACAGGCTTTCGTGTCTGTTCTGAATGTTTTGAGCCTAAGAGTCCTCAATTAGAGCCTGTACCTTACACGGCAGATCCTGAAGCGTTACGTAATCCACGTCCTGATGTCAGTACAACGGCAGGTGAAGGGTTGGTACGTACGTTTGATCCTAATGCGATGACGACAACAACAGGCGATTCCATTGGTTATGCCTTTGCTGGCTTAGCGGCAGAGGGTGAGGTGGGAACGCTGACGGTGACTACAACATGAGCTTTACTTACGACAGTTTAAAAACAGCGATTCAGGATTATTCTGAAAGTGCAGAAACCACTTTTGTGACAAACCTTCCTGTTTTTATCAAAGAAGCTGAAGAACGTATTTTGAAGACGGTTGAGTTACCTGTCTTTCGAAAGAATGTCACGGGTACGGCTACTTCGGGAACTCCGTATTTAGGGTCGCCTACTGATTTTTTATCTCCTTTTAGTTTGGCGGTGATCAGCAGTAGCGTGTACACCTACCTATGGTTTAAGCATGTATCGTTTATCCGTGATTACACGCCAAATGCGTCAACAACTGGGACGCCTGCGTATTACGCACAATTTGATGACGATACTTTTATTTTGGCACCGACGCCGGATGCTGATTACACCTTTGAGCTTCATTACAAGTATCGACCGGCCTCGTTAACGGCAGGCGCTTCCGATGGCACAACCTGGCTTTCAACTAATGCACCAGATGCCATGCTGTATGGCTCTTTGGTTGAAGCTGCTAATTTTTTGAAGAGTCCTGAAGAGTCAGCGATGTATGAACAACGCTTTCAGGGTGGATTAATGGGCCTTAAGAAGCTTGGCGAATCTTACGGGGTTCGTGATGAATTCCGTTATGACATCTCGAGAGGTGCTCTTGGCTAATTTAGAAGGCAAACATGTTGCGCTTTTAGGGCTTGGACATAGTCAGTTGGACTATCACCTGTCAATTACCCATAGCGAAGAGTACGACGAAGTTTGGGCTGTGAATTCTATGTGCGCTGTCGTGAAGGCAGACCGTGTCTTTATGATGGACCCTGCGTCACGCTTTTTTGACAGTGAGGACGCTGGTGGGCAAACGGAAATCATGAAAAAGACTTTGCCTGCCCTGACATGTCCTATCTATTCCTGTGAGTTAGATAAGCGTGTGCCTGCTATTGAGCTTTATCCGCTGGAAGAGATCGTTGGGGAATTGGGTTGTGGTTATTTCAACAATACCATCTCTTATGCGATTGCATTCGCCTTATGGAAGCGTGTAGGGAGACTCAGTGTGTTTGGGGTCGATTTTACTTATTCGACCAATATTCATTATGGCGAGTTAGGCCGTGCTTGTTGTGAGTTTTGGCTGTCCCGCTGCATGGTGGCTGGGATGGAGGTAGCGATTGCGCCCCGCTCTCCTTTGCTGGATACCAATGTGGCAGAAAAGGAACGTCTTTACGGCTATCACCGCTTGGAAAATCCACCGGTGGTCTATCTTGAGAAAGGTAACCTCAAGGTGACACCGTTCTCTGAAATCGAGAAGGAAGAAGAAGTCGTGGTGTCGATTCATGGACGCCAGGATAATGTGAAGGTTACTCAACCTGTTGAGCCAACGAGTTACTGATGTTGCAAGTTGATTTAGATGCGTCGGTTGGAACTCTCGGAGTAGAGACCACGGATTATCGGGGGCATACTCCTGAAGAATGGGCCAGCATGGCGGCAAACAGAATTGTGAGTATCAGTAATACGACTCCTGAGCCTATTCGGCAGCAGGCACATGCGTTTAAGAAGCAGGTAGAAGTACTGCTTGCGGATTACATGCACAAAGCAGTTGAGAGTCATATGTGTACGATAGGGAATAAACTAGAAGAACAGGGCCACCGTGATATGGCCGCAATCATTAGGAGGCTGTAATGGCAATCACACAAGCAATGTGTACAAGCTTCAAGAAAGAACTCTTGCAAGCCAAGCACAACTTTTCCACGGGTGGAAACACGTTCAAGTTGGCGCTGTATACCAGTTCAGCCACGATGAGTGCTTCAACCACAGCGTATACCACAACCAATGAAGCAACGGGTACGAACTATACGGCTAAAGGTGGCACGCTAACCAAGGTTGAGCCGACTAGCTCAGGCACTACGGCGTTTACAGACTTTAGTGATTTAACGTTTGGCACCTGCACGATTACGGCTCGAGGTTGCATGATCTTTAATGACACGGCAACAGGAGATCCTTCTGTGGCAGTGTTTGATTTCGGTGGTGATAAAACCAGCACAGCGGGTAGTTTTACGATTACGTTCCCCACCGCTGATGCTAGTAATGCGGTTATACGCATAGCATAGGTTAACGTATGGCCCAGATCACTGGATGGGGCCGACTTCAGTGGGGAGAGGGTCCGTGGGGCGAACCCGTTCCTGTCGAACTTACGGGAGTCGCAGCCACTGGCGCAGTAGGCACGTTAGTAGCCACCGGGGTTGCCAATGTAGCAATCACGGGGCTGGCTGGAACAGGGTCCGTTGGTACGCTTACAGTAGCGGCAGCGGCGAATGTAGCGGTCACAGGGCTGGCAGGCACGGGGTCTGTTGGCAGTTTAACAGCGACAGGAGCCGCTGATGTATCTCCGACAGGCATTGCAGGCACAGGTTCAGTCGGCACCCTCACGGCTACGGGCGTTGCCAATGTGGCAGTCACTGGCCTTGCTGGGACGGGCGCTGTCGGAACGCTTGTTGCAACCGGCGTTGCGAATGTTAGTCCTACTGGCGTTTCAGGTACTGGATCGGTTAGCTCAGTCTCGGTCGAGGCAGCGGCCAATGTGGCAGTCACGGGTCTTGCGGGTACGGGCGCAGTTGGCACTCTCCTGGCAGCAGGCTTCGCGATCCATGGAGTCAGTGGGCATGCGACCACGGTTTCCGTTGGCGAAGAGACGGTTACAGGCGATGCGAACGTTTATCCAACGGGTGTGGCAGGCACGACGGCGCTTGGCTCCGTTGGCATTGTCTGCGACAACAACATTGCAGTCACTCTCGATGCAGCTACGAGTGGATTGGGATCGCTTACGGCGACGGGTACGTCGGCAGTTGTACTTGAGGGGGTTGCTGGAACAGGA